CCGCGTCTGATTATGAAGGCGTTCTGGGAGCAGAAGGACAAGTACGGATTTGAGGTTGAGGGATACAGCAATGGCTATGCGAAGACAGACCACCACTCGTGCTGCAAGTCGTTGAGTCTGTACTGGCACTGTGATTCAAGCGGATGAGGTTATGCCGAGTGATGAATTTAGAGAGCGCGTCGTGTGCGCATTAGAGTCGGTTGCTCACAGCTTGTTTATTGTGTGCATCGTGCTTTGTACAATGCTTGTGATATTGGTATTGAGATAGTTATTAACGATTAAACATATTATAACAGATGGAGTTAAACGCAAAGATTATTGAAGTGCTGCCAGTACAGAGTGGTACGAGCAGCAAAGGAGATTGGGAGAAGCATGCTTTTGTGGTGAGCTGGATGGACGGCCAGTACGAGCAGAAGCTGTGCCTTGATGTCATGGGCGCAGATAAATTTGAAAAAATGAAGAACGCCGTCGTGGTCGGAAACGAGGTGTTGGTCAAGTACAATGTCACGTCGAGAGAGTATCAGGGACGTTGGTTCACCACAGCGTCGTGCTACTATTGCTCGGCCATTGGTGGGTCGCAGCAGCCACAGCAGAGTGCAGTGCCGAATGCGAAGCCTTATGTGCAGAATAATGCGCAGGACGACAATGCGCACGTGGACGATGGAGGCCTTCCTTTTTAGGGATTACTTAATCGAGAGGCTTGATTGTGAGATAGTATAATTATTAACGAAAACAGAGAATTATGACTAAGAGAGAATTTTTGGAGAATGAAGTGTTCGCTGAATTGCCAGACGACGCTGAGATTGTGTTTGCGACAGGTAACAGGCTGAAGATGTGCGTACCGCTGAATCCGCTGAACGTGTCGCTCGTGAAGGAGTGCGTGAACGAAGACATGCTGAAAGAACTGCCTTCCAATGTCAGGGAGCACTTCAAGCCAGAGTATAAGGTTGCTTTGGTACTTGATGCCATTCCCTATTGGTATCTGAAAGAGAAGTACAACGTCAGTTTCGATACGCATGAAGATTGACATCAGGGACGGAATACCCGACGCCATCGCTGTGGAATGTGTCTTGAACGTCGTAAAGAATGGAAAGATTAGCAAAGGGGAGCACGGCAAGAAATACTACTGCTGGATTACGGTACTTGAAACGCCCGTCGGAATGGTGGTCGTATCGACACGCCAATACAGAAAGGGCGACTGCTTCGTTGTCTATAAATACAGAGAAGATGACGAAGGATGACACATTGCAGCGCATCTGCAGGCGCTATATGCTCAGGCTGATGCCGATTGCGAGGAAGTTTGGTCTCGGAGGCTTCACGTACGACATGATACGCAGGAACTACAGACGCGAGTGCGCTGCGACAGAGTCTGAGGTGGAGCTTCTGAGCATGGCTTGCGACGACGAACGGCTGCACAGACAGGACGTGCCTAAAGTGCTTGGAAAGTCGTACAGACGTGCGTACGAAGACGGTGACTTCGAGAGAATCAAGACTCTTAAACGAACTGGCATCTACTCAAAGATTAGCGCCATTCTGTTAGGTGAAGAGCTACGTGCAATAAGCGACGAATAATCATAAAAATGCATAAAATATTTGGAACATGAGCGGATAATTCGTATCTTTGCACCGTAGAAAGTTTGATTCGACGCGTTGTCAGCTACAATAAGCGCAGAGAACAAGGATATAAATGTTATAACAACTTGCCGATTCGGGCGACATGAAGTTAGAGTAGCTGCTGACGGATTGTCGCTCGTAGGCTTTTTAAACAGCTACAATGCCACAACGGAAATCATTTTTGTTCTACAAGGACTGGTACGAAGCAATATCGTCTCTCGATGCAGACGTCAGACTTGAGGTCTATGACGCCATTATGTCAAGGGTATGGAGAAGTGATAGCTGTACATTGTCTCCTATGGCAGAGCTTTCCATGCGCTTCATCTCGCCGCAGATTGACCGAGATGAAGCCAAGTATCGCGAAATATCAGACAAACGTTCAGAAGCAGGAAAAAAGCATCGTGGCAACCAATATTCTTTTTTGGAACAAATGGAACAAGACGGAACAAATGGAACAAGTGTTCCAAATTTGGAACAAAATGGAACAAATGGAACAGATGATGATAATGATAATGATAATGTAGAGAATAATATTGTTCTCTATGAAGAAAGAAAAGATACTGACGTATCTGTTATAAAGAAAGAAAAACGGTTCGTAAAGCCAACAGTTGATGAAATACGAGACTATATACAAGAGAAAGGCTATACGTTTGATGCTGAGGCCTTCTTTGCGTATTATGAGAGCAACGGGTGGAAGGTTGGTCGCAATCCGATGAAGAATTGGAGAATGGCCTGCACGACATGGTCTAAAAACAGAAACAATAATAATGGCAACAACTATGGAAGAGAGACAATCACCGACAAGATTAGGCGCACTGTTGAAGGCGCAAACGAGTTCAAGCAGCGAATTGACGCGAACATCGGAAGAGAAGCCGACATGGGTGACGGAGATTCTGACAAGGTATGGTAGCTTCACTCAGCTTGAGAACAAGTTCTCGTACCTCAATAAGAACACGTTCGTGCAGAATCCGATAGATTGCTTCAGACGCGAGAGCCCGACGCTCGTCAGGCTTGACGTTACGTACGGACGCGGCTCGTCGGCTTCATGGCTGTTCTCCATACTGCAGGGAATGTTCGTGTTTCTTGGCGTCACGGACGACAGATTCTCAAAAGAGCAAGTCTACAACCTCGCATGCAACATCGCTGCTAACTACAAGACACTGAAAGTCGTCGAGATTCTGCTGTTCGTGTCACGATTCGAGTCTGGAAAGTACGGGCGGTTCTATGGTGGAGACTCGTATGCCCTCGTCCTGACTGAGGCGATGAACAAGTTCATGGTCGAGCGCGAGCACTACTACGCAGACATCGAGCGGATGGAGACCGAGAGACGCATTGAGGAAGGCAAGAGGAACACCATATCGTATGCGGAGTACAAGAAACAGAAGGAAGCCGAAGGAAAGAGCGTGTCTGGCGCACTGGACGGCATTTTTGGTTAAAAATCATTTAAATACTTGGAATATTCCAAATTATGAGCTATATTTGCAGCGAGAAAAGCGAAAAGAAGCTCTGTGAGCGCAGAAAATTTGTGAGGTGGGCAACTATACCACAGCGCGCGTTCGAAGCTGTCAGAGAGCTCGAAAAGCGACAAAAACGAGAAATATATGGCAGTATGGAAAGATATTGAACCGATAATAGACGAATACGAACGTCTTTTTGAGGAAGAAGCGAAGAAGGAAGAATACAGAATACAACAAACGCGACAATGGCTGGCATCTCTATCATAGGCATAATTGAATCAGTGAAATACCTGCCCAACGGCGGCGGATGCTTCGTTTTCTTGTCTGAGTACAGAAAAGGTTACAGAAAATCTGACGGTACACGGGTGGAAGACAAGTATCTGTCATGGAAGGTCATCTACAAGCAAGGGCTCGTGAACTACATCAACAACCACTTCAGCACTGGGATGGTCGTCGAGGTGAAGGGAGAAGTCCTGCCGTACGCCATAGAGAACGGCGAGACGGTTGACGGATACTCAGTCATCGGGCAAACACTCAACATGTTCAGTGTGCCACGCTTGTACCAGCGGCAGGAAGCAAGAATGCAGAAGGACTCGCAGCTGCACTCAAGCGGCACGCCAGACTTGGAAGAGTACAACAGACCAGACTTTTAATTATAAACGTTTAAAATTGCAATTTTATGAGTAAGAAGAAAGAAAACCGTTTCGAGAACATTGAAGAGGAAGTAGGATTCCTACGCAGGCAGAACGCTGGCATGAGAGGACGAATCTCTCTGCTGCAGAAGGAGGTGATGAAGTACAAGGAGCTTGACTTGGAGGGAGAGCGGCTGAAGAAAGAGCTTTCTAACGCACGCAGCGTAAAAGAGAATACCGTGCCGTTTGCCAAGTTCGCAGAGCTTGAACAGTCCATCGACACAAAGAACGCGTTTATAGAGTCTTTACAGGAACGCGTACAGACGCTCATGCTCGAGAAGTCTAATCTAAAAGACGAAGTGGCATCGCTGACAGAAGAGCAGGTTGAGCTGAACAACACAATTGACGACTTGAGGACGCCTTGGTACAAGAAGCTGCTCAAGTAGAGCCGTCTTTCGTGTGACAAACAAAAAAAGAGAGCTGCTATCATCACAGACTGCAGCCCCCTTTTCTTGACACCTCAAGACTCCTTTCAACTTAATTCTTCTCTTTTGAAAACATTAAAACTAAAAACACAAAACAAAAAGCATCATTACAATTTATCCTATTATGTAGGCGCATCCAACGCGTGCAGCGTAATTGTTCCGATAATGTACGAGTTGTCTCCGCGCTGAAGTGCTACTGTCGTCGGCTTGTATTCTTTCAGGCATACGCAATGAACGTACTTGTTCCCAAGATATACAGACTTCAGCCACACGTCGCTGTTAGTCATATATGCCACAAAGTTGTCATGCACCGTCTGTACGTCGAACGCAGACTGTGTCGACTGCGTCGGTGCAGTAGCGTATTTCTTTCGCACAGCGAACGTCAGCTCTATATCTACGTTCTTTCGTATGACGACTGGGTTGTCGTGCTCGTCAAGCGTGGTAATCAAGAAGTCTTCCTCTTGGTCGTCAACCCATTGAGCCGTGTAGATGTTCACTGGTTCTCCTTTGCCTATCAATCCAGTCATTTTCAATACCGCCACGCCGTCGTAGAGCGTCGTGATGTCCGTAAACGTCCCGTTCTCTGTATTCTTCACATAATATCTTCCTCTCGAATCGTTTGCCATAACTGTTATATTTTAAGTTCTTTTTCAAATTCTTTTATTTTTTTCGACATACAGTAGTCGCCATATTCCACTTTTGCATCCTTGCTGTATCTGTATATCGTTACACTGGAGTCTTCGTCCACGTCTTCGAGCGTTACCCTTGACTCGTCAAACAGCATAATGACGACACTGTTGTACCCTCCGCACACTATATGCACGTCCGACCAGCACGAGACGTATATCTTGACAGCTTTCGTAGCTTCAATCTCCATCGACGGCACGTCTGACCACATCGTCATAAAGACATCGCCAGAGACGCTTAAATCGCCATTGTAGCCGACGTACAGTTCTGTCTTGTAGTCTCCATTGACTCCGTCAGCGTCAATAGCCGTATACTGTCCGTTGATGAAGTCCGAGAAGCTGTCCTTTATATACTCTTGCGTAAGACCGAGTCCTTTGTACGCGAACGTTGCCATGTGTGGGAAACTCTGTTGAGCCACAGCAAGCCTGAACAGCTTCTCTTTGTCGTCGTGGCACGAAGCCCACTTACCCTTATACTCTTGGCACAAGTCGGCAAGCAGGCTCTGTCTGTAATATTCTTGTAATCTGTCCATATACATATCGTTTAACTCATAAGTTCTACGCGTATCCCCTGACCGCTCGGCACAGTCCAGTTCTCCATCATCGACTGCATCGACATCATGACTGTATAGTTTGTCTGCATCTGAAGTAGGAGCTGGGACATCGTTGCGACTTGCACGTCCAAGTCAAATCCGACGACCGCGTCGCGTATCTGTGTAAGCAAATCCGATTGCAGGTACACTTGCTGGCTGACTCCGTTCATATAGCCTTCCAACGCGCCTGCCGTGTCTTCGGTAATCCCCTGAATCCCCTGCTGTAGCGCCGACAGGTTCTGCTCGCTAGATTCACCAAACTTGTAATACTCGCCAAGAATATTCTTTAGCCTTTCGCCAAGTTCTGGCATAATGTTTGTAATCTCCTCCATCACGTAGTCGATGTCGGAGTCGGTAAACGCTGATGCTGCGTCAAGACGTTTCTGTGCCGCTTTTTCTTCTTCTTCTGCAGCTTTTCTGTAAGCGTCTATTTCGTCATGTCTCTCAGATGTTAATGAGGCGACTTCTGACAAGAAATCGTTATAATTCCCAATTCCGCGCCCATATCGTTCAGTAGCCATTTGGATTGCAACCTCTTCGTCAGACATCTGTCGTATTTCGAGGTTTCTGTTCCTTGCTTTTGCCAATGCGTCTGCTTCATCTTTCGTCCTGTCGTTGATACGGGCATCCAAATCATCCCACAACGCATCCATGTATTGCGATACGACGCGGCTCACGATAGACTTCATAATCATGTTGTCTATCATTTCGTCAAACTTGTCAGAGAACACCTTCATGTAGTCCTCACCTTGCTTGAACGCACTTATCATCGAAGACACAAGGTTCTCTGCAAAGCTCGCAACGTCGGTTCCCATAAGGTCGTCAATAATCTCTGTGTAGCCGTTCTGTATCTCGTAGTACAGTTCTCTGTACTGCTTCTGCAAGTCGAGTATCTTGTCTTCGTCGCGGTTCTTTGCTTTGCGCGACTTCTCAAGCTGTATCTGTCGCTGTATTTCTGCAAGCTGAAGTTCTTTATTTGCCAACGCTGCTTGTCTTGCTCCGATGACTGCGGTGCCATAAGCCCTGTCGATGGCTTGCTCCAAGTCGATAAACGACATTTCAAGATGCTTGACTGCGTGTTCAGACTCTTGCACGCTTGCCGTTATTCCAGCATTACCGCTCCATTCGTCAGCAAATTCGCTTATTACTCCAGCTGCAGCACCTACGACAGCACCGATGATAGCTCCATAAGTACCAAAAGAAGCGCCTGCCTGTGCTCCTGTGCCAGCCTTATCGATGATTCCAAAGATTTTATCGACATCGCTGTTGCCTTTTACGCCGCCGATTGCCTTTGCCAAATCGTCGAAAAGACCAATCGCACCCTTGATAGCTCCGTATACGGACATAAGCGATTCAACCCATTCGCCAGCAGATATTTCGCCTGTCTTGGAGAGTTGCACCAAACGTTCTTTTAACTCGTCAAGTTCTTTAATTTGCTCTTCGGTAGCTTCTCCAGTGCCGATTTCACTTTCAATTGCATCTATCTTTGATGCTATAGAAGCCATCTCTGGCAAAACATCAGCCATACGTTCCTTTGCCTTGTCGAGCATATTGGCAATAGCACCGAAAGGATTGTTCTTGCGCTGCTCTTTATATAAATTCTTTAGTGCATTGTTTATGTTCTTAATCTGCTTCGGGTCAAGATTCTTGGAATTCTTCTTATATTCCTCAAGTCTCTTGATAAGTCCGCCAATAGCCTTGTCTGTCATTCCAGCCAAGTCACCAGTCGCGATAACCCATTCGGGCGACTTCTGGAACTCTTCAAACGCTGTCTTTGCACTTTCCTGAGCTTCTTTCGTGTCGATGGCGACTTTTAGCTGAATCTTGACCTTGTCGTCAGCCACCACTTGGTCTACAAGAGCCTTCAGTTGTTTCTTGAGCTCTTCGGCTTTTTGTGTGTCGTCTTCGACTTCGAGTTGTGCGTATATTTTTCTAGCACTTTCCTTTTGCTCTTCTGTGCCAAATTTCACCACAAGCGCCTTTCGCTCGTTGTCAGCTTCTTTTGCAATCTGAGTGAGCTTGTACTGATACTCAGAGTACTTCTGAAGAAGCTTCTCGTACTCCTTTACAGCGTCAGCAGCTTCTTTCTTGCGAGTTTCTTGCGTAGCTTCATATCCCTTCTGAATCATGTCGTAGTAAGGCTGCTGAAGCGTTCCTGCGTTCAATTGTTCAGTGAACGCCTCCATGTCGTCACGAGTCAGATTCAGCATGTTAGGAAGCTCGATGTTGGCGCCCATCTGCTTGAAGTACTTGTTCAGAGACTTCGTGTACACCTCTGCGTACTCTTTTGCAGTACGTGGCAGTGTGTCCAAGTCGATGTCGAACATGTCGGCGAACATATTGCCGAGCTCTGGATTGGCGTCAAGCTCCACAGCCAACTCGTATTCGTCCTTCAGACGTCCGAGCTCGTTGTCGAGACCCTTCTTTATCTTCGTTGCGTTATAAGACTTTGCGTCAACGTCAACATTGTCATACTTTATTCTTAACTCACTTATTTCCTCTGGCTTGACGTTTTTTGAAAGTTTTGCAGCGCTTATCTGCTCTTGCAGCATTTCGAGAAGCTTGTTCGGGTCGTCAGTTCCAGCAAACTTACGTATGTCGAACTTCGGTATGTTGTTCTTTCCAAGAATCTTGTTGATATACTCTATTGATTCGCCGAAGCGTGATGTGAGATATGAAAGCGCTGTCGTTCTGTTGATTCCAGAGTCAGTCATCTTCTTGTATGCAGACGATACTTCGTCTATAATCTTCAGTTCTTCCTTGAGAGCCTTTTGAAGCTCCGATTCTGCGGCTTTCTGAGCTTTGGTATTTGCAGTGTTTTCTTTCTTCGATTCTCCGCCTTCAGAAACGGCTTTATTGTAGTCTTTTTCAGCTGCAGCTCGTTCTTTTAGTGCCTTGGTAAGTTTTTGGTCGTCTTCTGAAGCAGTTATGTTGTTTTCGTCAACTTCTTTTGCTCCCTTTTTCCTTAATCTCGCAATCTCCTTGTCAAGGCGCTGCATATCTTTCCAAGCTTTGTCTGCTGCCGCATCAGCCTCTTCAAGTGTTTTCATGACAGTCTTGTTTTCGTCTGTGCTTATCGTAAGAGGTATAAAGATGCTCCACTGGTTTGCGTTTGCAACCCAATTTTTCAGGTAGTTAAACGCTTCATCGTACGACATCTTGTGGCTCTTCGCATAGTTAGTAACCATGCGTTTTACCCAATCCGCGTATTTGCCTTCTTGGAAGTTTAGCGACTTAATCTGTTTATCGTTCATACCTCTGAACATAGCAGTCATTTCAGACAGATGTTGCTCCTTGAGATATTTGGTAAATCGCTCCCACTCGACTTTTTGGCGACCGTTATAAAGATTCCAGTTGTTATATATCTCTGCCTCCTTCTCGTATTCTTTAGCTATCTCTTCTTTATGAAGACTGTCTTTTTCAGCCATATATGCATTTCTAAGGTCTTGCAGCCTTATATATTGAGCTTCTTTTGCAGCCTTCGAACGTGCTTCTTCCATCTCAATTTGAAGCATATACGCTTTTTCAGGGTCAAGTTGGTTCTGTTGTATGAGATTGTCGGTAATCTGCTTGAACGTTTCATTAACCTTGTTTACGTTTCCACTCCACCCTTGCGCGTTTATAAAGTTTAGAACAGACTCTTTTGTTGAATCAATGTCTTCTCTGAACTTTTTAAGTTCATTTTCGTAATTGTCAAGCCATCGCTCAGCGTCGTCTTGGTATTTCTTGTCTATACCCAATGGAGCTCTGTCTTCTCCAGAAGCAGCTCTCCTCGCTTTTTCGATTGAACCATATTTCTCTTCAATCTTTCCAAGCCACATGTGGGTGTCTTTGAGATTCCCTATCGTACCGTCTGGAAGAGTCCATAAGTTCCACCAAGCAGACCAGTCTCTTTCTAATTTTATTGCACCATCTCCAAGCTCCTTTATCGCAGCAGAAACAGACTGAATATCGTCAATAACAGCAAAACTTTGCCTTAGCCTTTCACTGACATTTTTTATCTGCAAAAGACCTCCGATATATTTGTCGCTTGCGTGCGAAGAAAGCTCTATTTGTTCTTTTACTGCTTCCCATGCTTTCTTTGCGTCGTCAACGTTAATGTCTTGAGGCGTTACAATGGTTTTTCCGTTGTTGTCTGTTATCGTCTTATAAAGGCTTTCTCGGAGCTCCTTGTACTGTTCCTTGAATTTCTCCAAGTCGTTGTAAGTGTTTTTGGCGTTTTCTCTTATTGTTCTATTGAACTCCTTCATGGCTTCGTTTCCACGAACAATTTCAACGACAGCAGCTGCTGCCATAGTTGCTATGCCAACCCATAGTGTAGAAGAAGCCATTTTTGCAGCATTCATTGAAGATGTTAATGCACGCAATTTTTGAGACAATTTGTCACCAAGAACAGCTTCCAACGCAATAGCTTTATTTGTACCCATTACAACTCCATAATACAGAAGTTGAGCAGTCTTGACCAATCCCAATCCTATCGCAAGATTTTCAACAGCTTTACTAAGGTTCTTCCATTGTAAAAAGAATTCTTTGAGAAGATTGATGCCAGTAGTAAGAACACCCTGCTCAGACTTTCCAATGTCGTTAAGCATATTGTTCCATGCAAGCGTCAGGTTGGCAAGGCGTACTTTCAGGGTATCAGCCATCTTTGCTTGGAAATCAAAGAACTTACCGCCTTCGTCGGTCATCTTTGTTACAACAGACATGACATCGTTGTAGTCGATGGCTTTCTTCTTCATTCTGTCATATACATCACCGACGCTTACCATCTTCCCTTCAAGCTCAGTGTAGTACTTTGACAGCTCTCGGACGAGAGGAATACCAGCGTTGGCAAACATACGTGCATCACGGCTGTTTAGATAGCCGTAGGCTTTAATCTGACCAAGTGCGTATGTCAGACGTTCCATCGGGACACCAACAGCAGAAGCCATGTCTGCAAGACGGCGTGTTGTGTCTACCACTTCGTTTGCTGCAATGTCGTATGCAGTCAGTTGCTTTGCTGCGTTTGACAGTTCTATCAAGGTGTATGGAGAAACGAGAGCCATCTGAGACAGCTCGTTGAATATCTGAGTTCCTCTCTCTGCGGAGTTGATGAGAATACCAAGCGCACGCTCGTTCATCTCGTATTGTGAGCGGACTTCTATAAGGTTCTTAATAAACTGAGTCGATGCACCTACTGTAAAGTAGAATGCAAGACGGTTCTTCATGTAGTTCCATGAACGACCGAGGGCGTTGTTTGAACCGACCATCTGCTGGTTCTTGTTCATCACCTCATCCATCTTTTTCTTCAGGCGCTCGTACTCTGCGTTGACTTGATTGATTTCATTCCGCTGAGCATTGACATCAAGCCCGGAACGATACGACGCAAGTCTCTGCATCTTATACGCGATGTCGTCAAGAGTCTTTTCGGAAAGACCGCCTCTTCCATTGATTCCAAGAATAGATTCAAGGGATACTGGGCGCGATGCTTGTAAACGTATTTTCTGTATCGCGCGCTCAACTTCTTGTATTGACGCAACAAGAGCTTTTCCTTGGTCGCTGTCTCTCTCTGACGAGCTTAATCTGTCGTATGTCTGCTTTAACTGCCTTAGAGTTTTGTCTAAGTTGTTGTATGATGCAGTTTCAGAGTCAGCAAGTTTCACTTGTGACTGCTGCAAGCCTAATACATGAGCTATTGATTGCCTTAAATCGTCGTATGAGGCAAACGTCTTTGGCTGAGAGCGTTTTGCTTGTTCGTTTGTAATCTGAGTCTCAGTAGCCAATTGACGTTGTGCAGCCTGCTCAGCAGCAGCCTTTTCAGAAGCCTCTTGCCTCTCTGCACT